GTGCTTGTTCTCTATTACTATCTATTTGCTCTTGCCTTATATCAATACCTGTATAATTGTAGCTTAAATAATTAGCAACTATCCCACGAACAGAACCACCAGCAAAAGGGTCTAGAATTTTATTGCCACCTACACAAAACCAGTTATATAAAACCTCACATAATGCTGGGTCAAAAATAGAAACGTATTTAGCTGAGTTTTTTTTCTTTGATTGTGTACCCATGTTAATAACCACACTATCACGCCCGACCTCTGACTTCATACCAATACGCATCCACTCTTTTTTTCTCCTTTGCCAATTACCACTCTTTGTATCTAATACGCTAAATGGTGGCTCTATAAATTTATCCCTTAAAAGTGGGTTTGTTATAATTTCGTTTCCAAATAAATCTACATTTTTAATATCGTTTTCCATTTCCTTAATTATTTATTTTTGTCAAATATAAACATAATTATTTAGTTAGACATAATATTTCTTTAAATTCTTTATTTTTTGGGTAAATAATTCCGTTTTTATCTTGCAAACAAAACGCTTTGAAGCCTTGTTTAATTAATTCGTCAATTCTGTATTTTTGTAAAGGTTTTAAAGTATCGTTTAATTCTTTGCACTCAATCCAAACACTTACACCAGCTTTCATACAAAGTAGATCAGGATAACCTGAATCACTTAATTTAATAATATTTAATACAATATAACCCTTAGCTTTATATTCATTTATCGTTTTAGTTTGAAATTTACTAGCCATGTTTTTTAAATGTTTTTAATACGTAATCTTTTTTATTCATAACAGCCTTATAAATATAGTTTTCAATACCTCCTTTAGAGAATAACCAATATACATTATTTTCTAAACGATCCATAGTGGTTAATCTATCCCTACTTTGCCAATAAGATACAGCTGAAAAATCAATATTATAATATACTAAACAGTCAGCACTACTTAAATTAATGCCTTCTCTACCTGACACTATTTGAAGTGCAATATGTTTATCAGTACTATTAAATTCTTCTACATCTTGTGTAATATCTAATTTTGATTTAATAGCTTCTAATTCAGCTTTAAATTTATAAAATATAGCTAATTTCTTACCTTTAAAGTTTTCAATAATATAATCAACTTTTGAATAATCAATTACTTTACTATTTCCAGATTCAAATTTAATTGTTCCACTACTTAATTGATGTACTTTTTGCATTAATTTTACACCTGTATCAGCTAATACAACTTCTTCTTTACCTTGAATAATATTATCTTTTTTTAACATCTTAATTAAATCGTATGTTCTAGGCATCATTTGAACGGTTAATATAGTTTCATTAATTTTTGAGGTAAAACCAGCGTCTTTTTGCGTATAACTTAATTTAATATCATTAATAAATTTTTCTATTCGTTCATAAGGTAAGTTTTTATAACTCTTTGAAGTTCCATAAGACGTATAAATTAACTCTGGTATTCCAAAATTATTAAAGAATTTATAAAAATTAACAAAGTTTTTAAACGGTGTAAAATGGCTAACCCAAAGCTGATGATAAATCTGGCTATTAGATTCAGGCGTTAGTGTACCTGTCATTAAAATTAAATCATTATTAACTAATCGTTTTACTTCTTTAGCTCTCTTAGATGGTTTAGGATAACTACCTATTGAATGTGATTCATCACATATTACTAAATCAAAATCATCAGTTATTTTATGAAGTGATTCAAAGTTAATAACCGTAATTTTAAAAGAATGATTAGCAGTTTTATAATCTGATTCAATAGATCCAATAGCCTTTTTTTTAGTAACAAATAAAACATTTTTATAATTCTTTGCAATATCTAGGGCTATGTGTGTTTTACCTGTCCTTACTTCAAAATTTAAAATTAGTATCTTTGATTTTAATAATATTTGTAAACCTTGATCACTTGCTGTTTTTTGGTATTCCCTTAGTTCAAACATATTTTTATTTTTTATCTATTTTTTTAGTCCAATTAATTACAGTTTGCCTTGATACTCCTAAAATCTCAGCTACTTTAGTTCGGTTAAATTCTGGATCTTTTTTATAAATTATATTTAACTTATCATAATTAGTTTCTGCTTTACCAAAACTTTGCTTTATCTCATTAACTTCTGTGCTTTCTAACTTAATTTTTTTAGCATTATTTACAAAGTAATTAGATAATAATTCAGCTTTTAAAATACTTTCTTTTGAAATAGTATAGTTAATTTCATTTAAATTAAAATTATCATCAAAAATATGTATTAACAAGGCAAATCTAGGAATGTAAGATTTTTGTTTAGGGTACATACTTTTCAAATATTCATTTTCATTATCGTTGTTTTGTTTATTCGTGATAACGTTAAATATTCTTTTCCATTCTGTTTTTGCATCTTCACTAAATTTGTATCTTGTTGGTTCTATATTACCTTCATCATTACGATTTAAATTTAGTTTTATATTCTGGTAGAATTGTGTAATAAATTCTGAATACCATTTAATTAAATCATAATCTAATTCTGCATCATTATAAAGATCTACACTAGTTTCAGGAAAAGATAATAACATCCTATCCATAAAACCGTTCTCTTTATTTTCTTCAGTACTGAATGAATTAAAAATAGTTGGTTGTATACCTCCTAATACTGGTATAAATGGTTTTTCTACAAAAGCATTTCCAGCCGTTTTACGGTTCATATTAACAGATTTTCCTGACCACGTAGATAACCAAAATTCTAAATCAGAACCTGCTCTATACTTATTCATGTCTTTTAACCACCCTGCCAACTCATCTTTAAATACACCTACTGAATTATCTGATTCTTGATGAAGATTAACCAAAGCTTCTAAAGTAATATCATTAGCTATAAATTGGCTGTTCTTTGGTGGTCTAGGTTCTGGAAAGTTTTCTTTATCTTTTTTTTCTAAGCTATCGTAATACTCTTGTGTTTCTAAATCTTTTTGATACTGTTTTATTTCCTTACTATTAGCTTTCATTAAAGGAAAAATCACATTATTTATTGAAGGTGTTTTACCAATTCCAGCCTTACCAACTACAGCTACCCATAAAACCCCGTTTTCATTCCATCCACGTTTTACTTCAACTTCAACTGAATTACCAACACAAACACTAATTAACCACATTAAACTAACCCCCATGTAATCAATATTACTATCTAGTTTAGAATTACATTCAGTAATATAATGTTGAATCTCTTCAGGGAAAATACTAATAGGAAAAGAAACGTTATCAATAATTGGTTTATCTTCTTTTATAATTGGTTTAATTTCTTCTATCTTACTTGTAATTCTAGTACCAAAACCTTGTTCGTATAAATCCTTTGCACTTGCTGAAAAATCACCGTTATGATATTTATAAGTAAATGCTGAAGCTGGTGTTATTAATGTTTCATTAGGGTAAATTGTACCTGTAGTAAATAGAAACATACAGCCACTATCTCTAAATATGTACCCTGAATGATCTGATTCTGCACCATGTCTTTTAATTAAATAGTGTTTTCTTTTTTGTCCGTTTTTAGGTATAGTAAACTCATCACTTATTACATCCCAAATTTCATTTTTATCATTAAAATCATCCCAAGGTGTAACCCCATCAGATTTAAATTCTTTTTTTATCTTAGGCTCTATTGCTGGTAAATTATCTACATAGTTATAACTTTCACTAATTCTCCATAAACTTGTTCTATCTTCATCAGTAATAAAGTCAATATCAAAATAGCCCTTTTCAGACACTTTATTGTCAGGATAGATAAAAACATATCCACCAACACCGCGAGTTTCTATAATAGCTTCTTTATGCTCTTTAAGTGAAGCTATTTTAGTATTACCTTTAACTCGTTTTGTTTTGTATAGAATATGATACCCTCCTGATTTAGTTTTATAGATTACAAACTTTTTATCGAAATTAATAATAGTATCTTTTAAAGTACCGTAGTATTCATTCCAAAAATCATCCATTTCTATCTGAGTGCTGAATACTTTTGTATCAATATCAATAACTTCTAAAAATTCAAATCCAGTTACAATACCTATACCTTTTGTAGTATCTGTTTTTAACTGTTTAATAAATTGATCATCTGATAATTTAGTTGTTTGGCAGTCCTTCCATTTAAAATTTGGTCTTTTGTTTTCACCTACAGTAATTACTGAAAAATCTTGTAGGTATCTTAATGCTCTTTTTTGTTCCATTTATTGTAAAAAGTAAAAAGCCATTTAGCTAGGTGGGTGAGATTACCGTTACTAAATGACTTTTAAATAAAATTCTTTTGAAGTTCTCACCCTTCTTGGGTTACAAATATACTAAACTTTTTCTAATAATAACCTATTTTTAAATAAATATCTTTACTGTAAAATATTTTACACTACTGTAAAGCAATTTTACACCTTCTTTACACCTCTAAGGTACTATAAACGTTGAAAAAAAACGTGTTTTACTGTAAAATTTTACACCTAGAGCAATATTTTTTTTATTTTTTATTTTCATTTTATTATTAAATCAGGTGTAAACTGTAAACTTTTTACAGTAAACTACAAAAAACTCAACAAAACTAATAGTTTAATAGGTGTAAAGCAGTACTGTAAAATTTTACACTTTTACACCTATGATACAAAAAACGCCAACTAAGTTAATAATTGGCGTTTTGGTTACACTTTTCTAAATATTGCAACTCTCTTTGTGCATAATCAATTATTTTTTTTAAATCTTCAATATCTTGTTCTTTTTTTCTACAGGCGTATTTTATAATATTACCCATATTAAAATTAAGGTCGTATAGTTTACAAAAATCTATTACATCTATTGAATCTGTTTTATAGTGTTTTGGTTTGGTGTTTGGAGTAGAATCATATAATATTAATTCATCATCATAAAAAATCAATCCATTAGATAATGTGAATTTTTTATAACTATCATAATCAATACATTCTTCTATTGTGCTTATGGTATTTAAATAACACGCACCATGACAATCATCAGTTATCGTTACTTCATCTCCTACTTTCATTTTTCTATTATTAAAAAAACCACCTAAATTATTCAGGTGGTTTTAGGTTAAACTTATTTATTATTTTGTTGGTTCAAAAAGGTACATCTGACTCTTCTTTAGTAGCTGGTACATCTGCACTTAGTAAATTAATCTTCCACGCATCCAAAGTATTAAAAACTTTTACTTCACCTTGTGGGTTAGTCCATTCTCTACCTCTTAAGTTAAAAAATACTTCAACCATGTCTCCAGTGTTAAATGTATCTAACATTTCACATCTGTCTTGTACAGATTGAAATTGAATCGTTTGAGGATATTGTCCTGAAGCATCAGTGATTACAAATTCTCTTAATTTAAATTTTTCTGAAACCGCTCTAGTTTCGTTTATTACTTTAATCTCTCCTTTTAATGTGTACATATTTATTTATTTATTTATTTATTTTTAAAATTCTAATTGTTTAATTGATTCTT